AGTTTTTAATTTAAAAGTATTTGGCATAATATTTTATCTTTTCCCTGTTGCCTCAACATCGAGGTCAAATCCTGATAATTCAAAGTCTTTGTTATCGTTTACATACATCTTATAAGACAAGTATCTTCCACTTACTCGGCTATCGATTTTATAATCTGTAGATGAATTGAAGTTGGTTGTGTTAGAATAGGTTGGAGTTGAGTTTGGTATGTCGGATGCACCAAACTGAAAAACTATCGTTTTGTCAGTATTGTTTGTATTTATTTGTGGGTATAACTTCTTAATGACTTTATATTGAGACAATGAAATATCGGTCTCATCTAAGTCAATCCCAGTTCTTTCTATTATAGGAGCTTTAGTTGCCTCGGTATCTAAGGCAAAAGCCATAGAGCCTTCGTCAGCTAAGTCGAGACCATAGAGTTTATCCGAGGTAAGACCATCGGTAGTATTATCTTCTCCTACAAATAAAGTTTGTCTATTGTAGCTATCCTCTTGGTCATAGTAAGTTCCACCAATAACATTGTATGCATTAGAGGCATTGTTATAAGTTAAAACAGTATCGACATTGGCAGTAGTTGCCGAACTTACGTTGGGCATATCCATGAAAGACCAAGTATTATTGTTGTAGTTATATACGGCAGCTCTATTACATCGAGTTGCATTCGGAAAGTTTACCGAGCTATCACCTGACTTATAACAAAAATAAATTTCATTTAAGTTTGGGTTGTGTTGGACAAAACATAATTCATTATTTTGAACATTTAAATTATCGAAAATAAAACGTCTTACTCTCTCATCACTTATAGACTGCTTACTCGTTCCATCATGCATGTATATGTCAGTATTTCCGAAAACAAAATGCTTACCCTCTACTTCTACTATACAGTTTTGGGATATTGCCCCAGTATCAGTAAATAGTTTTCTAAAGTTAAATATGAAAGTTCCACCTACGAACTCCATCAGCCAAACACTATCGGAGGCATAGATAACAAAGTTAGAGCCTAAGCTCATACCATCGACAATTTCTGAGGTGATCTCAGATAGATCATTAAACCCAGCCGTCTTGGTTGTATCGGTTGCATCCCAACTATCAGGTACGGCATTACCTACTGCCCCATTAGACCATCTCACTCTTGTAGGAAAGTTGGTTGAGCTTTCGGTTGTGTTGAGTGCAAGTAGGTAATTCTTAAATCCTCGTAAGGAAACACATCGAGTATTGGCATCCCAATTCGCTAAATCTGAGAAGTTGGTTGCCGAGGCTAGTCTTGCTACTGGAATTCGGTCAGGTCTATTTAAGTATAAGACGTTACCATTGTTAACCCCAGTATAGGGTCTTGGGTCACTTGATCCTGATATTGATCCAGACCTATCGGACACAGTTCCTGATGAATATTCCCTGATACTCCAAGCATCCGACAACATCAAGACAGTATCAAATGCTGATGAGTTAATAACACCAAAGCTAAACCTTGGAGTAAACCCTAAACTTGCTTTGACAGTACGGAAGATTGGAGACCTTCTAACTTTTCCTTCATCAAATCGAACATTAAATCCACTTGAGAAGCCATTCACTGGTAAGTTATAGGGTGATACATCGGTAACTACCCCAACTTGACCAAGGTCTCTAATAGGAAAGTTAGGCATTTTTAGGTCTTTATGATGTAGTTGAGGATGATTGTAGGCTGGGTATTTGAGTGAGCCGAACTTGCATTGGCAGTACTATTGTTTGCTATTGAGCCAGTAGTTGTTACTGTTGCATTTGATCCAGTAACTTGTTCAGAACTTGTTGCTTTTGATTGTCCTGAGCCAAAGTTACCTGACGGAGTTGATCCTGAGATATCATGGAAGTTATCTAGTCCATATACAAAACTATGACTATGGCTACCACCAGTAAATGTGTGCGTATGTGAATTCATTGTTAGTGAGTGATTGTGAGCTGGAACACCTGATTGTGCTGATGTCAAAGTTACACCTTGTACACCACCAGTATTACCTAAGGCATTACCATTAAGACCACCAATAGCTGAAGTTAATAAACTTGCACTTGCCTCTTTACCAGCTACTACTCTTCCCCTTATGTCAGGGATGTTAAAAGTACTACTTCCATCGCCTACTCCATAGGCAGTTGCGATAGCTGAAAATAGAGCTGCGTAGGTTGATCTTGAGATTGCCGATCCATCACATAGTAGCCACCCAGTAGGAGCAGAAGTACCACCATAAATAATAACACTTCCACTCGGCATGAGTATGTCCGTAGTTGCCAAGCCATCTAATAAGTTTAACTCCGTATGAGAAGAAGTAATAGCACCAGACACATTAGGAAAAGTAGCCTTGATTGTACTCTTGATCAATCTCATGTGATCATCGGCTTGAGATAGTGCATCTGTCGCTGTTGGGTTAGATGCGTTTAAACTATTAATATAAGTTCCAGTTTCTAGTGCCATATTATTTTATACCTTTTAATTTATTTCATTAGCCTATTTGCAAGGACTCTAAATGCTTTTTCGGCTGTTGCTGGGACAACTCCGTTGCCCAAAATCCTAAGTCTGTCCAGCCTAAACTTAGACCCATTAGTTGCTCTACCCAGTTTGGGTTGAGGTGGACTTTTGGTGTTGATAACTCTTGGTGCTTCCCAGGAGTATTGTCGTTCATTGGGTCTACTTGGCCATGCATTAGTACTTTCTGTCCTAGTGTTGCCAGTTCTGGGTTCTTCTTTCTCGATGGCGGAATTGATGAGCCGTCCTTGTAATCCCTTGCTCTCGGAGTTGGCCACAGTTTCACTGCTGAGGGTAACATCACTTGATGACCTTTGTCCTTGACCCTCTGGGCATATTGTCCTTGGTCTCCTACGTCTTGTTTCCACATTCCACTCGTTGGAGTAGGCCAATTCATCTTCTCGCCCTTTCGGCTCTTGTTCATCTTTGGTCTGGTTATCACTTCCCCAATCACTTGTGGATGATTGCTCAATCCCTTCTGACCATATGGAGTTTTTCCAATCTTTCCAGCTTCGGCAACTGTTGGAGTAGGCCAAGATGAAAACTCTTTTTCTCTGGTGAGGTGCATTGACTTCACTCGCTGAGAATACTCCAGCCGTTGCTGTGTAATCCACTTCTTCCAAACTTCTGAGGACATATTTGAGAACACTTTCTCCGTCTCCTGTTTTTGAGGAGATGATGCCTTCGACATTTTCAAGGAAGACAAGCTCTGGTCTACATTGTTTAATTCCTTCGAGGATGAAGGGGAATAGGTGTCGTGGGTCTTCGGTTGACTGCCTCCCTCCAGCACTTGAAAATGGTTGACATGGAAAACCTGCTGAGAGGATATCCACTTGTCCAAGAAATCTTCTGTATGGGAAGGTTTTAACATCCGTGTGGATAGGTGCTGAAGCCAGTTCTCCTGTTTCCATTTTCTTTGCCAAGAGTGCTGTGGCATATCCTTCCCTCTCAACGTAAGCGATTTCTCGCAAGTTTGGGAGAACTCTTCTAAGTCCAATCCCAACCCCTTCGTATCCAGTACAGAGGGATAAGTGGTTAATAGTGTCTTTGGTATTATCCAAGTCATTTATCATTTGCCTCAGTCCTATTATTTATTTTTTCTAAATTGCTCAAATTTATCTCTCCTATAAAAAGTCGGACAACAATAACAACAACAACAAGGTTTAACTCTTTTTTTGAATTGATTGATTATTTTACCCATGGGGGCATTGTTTTTGATGTATGTAACTAAAATCTAGACGATATTGATTGAAGTCGTTGGTATTGCTTAAGTTTTAATGCATCGGATATGTTATCCTTTGCGAATTGATGATGTACTAAAGTCATAGACATTAGACATTAGTTTTTAATTCTGAAAATTATTGGGAAGGGGCATTTAGATGTTTAAAAAAATTGGGATTAAAACAACCTACGATCCCCTTTGGTTTCTATCCAATCAACAGTACTTCTTATGTGTTCATCACCTAAGTAATAACTCTTGATCTTACTTTGGTCTTCTCTCTTGTTTCTAATCTTTAGTCTCTTCTTAATGCTACTATGGAAGTATCGTAAGACATTAAATAAAGTGTTAATAGTTATCATGATTATTAACCACCATTCCCAACCTAACTCAGGCATAACTTTAGTCTCTCTTAAGTATGTAGTTCTCTTTAGTTCTCTTAAAGGTGGACATTTCGATAATTAAGTATTATTTAGACTTTGGGTAGACTAATGGGAGCAATCCTAGCTTACTTTAATGTAACACTAAAAGGATGCCTCGTTAGTCTATCCACCTCGCCACTCGGGTATACTAGTAACCATAAGAAAAAAGATCCGTATAAAGAC